GTTGGAATGACTGTCTCTCTGCCATTTCGGCTTCTAAATTAGTACCATATATTATTCTGGGAATTAATTGAGCTTTGCTTTTTTTTAAATTTTCGGTTTTCCAGAAAAGCTTGTACGTCGCCAAACTGTCGGAGTTCGCGAATTTCTGAGCGTATGAACGGAAGCTTGGGTTGTTTGCTAGTTCAAATTTGTCAGAAAATCCAATTCCGGAGAAGCCCGTGTCGTGACGGCGGTTTCTCAGGAACTGTCGTGAGGACAGAACGTCGTTGTAGCTTATTGGTCGGATCCTAACATTTTTAAATTCTTGGACAGTTTTGTTGATTGCTTGGTCCAATATTTTCCTATCTATGTTGGTTCCGGGATTCGTGGAATCTCTCAAAAGCATGTTTATCTTATCTAAAGTGTTATAGGCCGATTGGGGACCGGTAAAGACAAATGGTTCACCTTTCTGTTCTAACTTAACGGTTAAACGATATTTCTCCAAAAATTTATCGGGTCGGAGATTATCTCGTGGTTTAACTGCTGGGTTATAAGTTTTGTAAGATGAACGATATTTCTTATACCAAGTCGGTAGTACTTTCGGTTCTATATTGTTTAGAGTGTTAAACTTAGGATGCTTCTGAACGTCTGGATTTGGCTTTGTTTTAAGTAGCTCAATTTTCTTCTCTGCAGTAGTTGGATGGTAATTGAGTTTAAGATAATTTGAATGAATGTCGTTTTTGTAATGAACGTGCATTTGACTTTCATTCTCTAAGAAAGATGCCAGATCTCTCTTTCTTCTATTGTCTTTGTGCCGCCGGTTGACCTCTGCAGTGGTTCTACGTGAACCCTCTTTTGGTCTAACTCCTAATGAGTGTCGGATATTAGTGTAATACCGGGCGACGGTGGCGATATTCCTATAATCTTTAGGGGTGACGTACAAGTATCCATCCTTGAAGATGGGATTGTTGTCGGAGGGTTGATTACGGGAAGAGATTTTACTAGCAGAACACCTGATCATAGGGTCTGCAGGTAAAAAGGGAAGCGATGAGCATCGAGACATTTACCTACCCAAACTTGGCGTCCGGGTAGGTGATTTTCTGTTTTAAATCCATAGTAATCGTCCACCCGAAGGGGTAGTGCTAATAGTCTGTGATAACTGGGCCAGACTAAGTCTGCCAGTTTTAACGCATCGTACATTGTTAATAAATAAAGTCATGACAAGCGGCAGAGTGAATCAACCTTCTAGGCATAAGCCACAGAATTGATGCTCTCTCGGTTCGGCATGAGCAGGATAAGTTCAGTCGGAGAACTTGTCCCTAATAAACCGTTCTATTGGAGAAAGGGATTTGAATATCCATCGGTTAACGTGAGTCAGTAATTGATTTTTTTGGTGAACTCGTTTAGTCGTTAGGGATGGGTCAAATGATGATTTTGTGCTCTAGATACACATCATAATTCTAGACAACCATGTGGGGACGCACATGGACGCAAGTCTCTTTTAGATTTACTAGCCCACAAATGAGTGATGTGGTAACTAAAAGGAACAGCCGTGAGTGTGTAAACAGTGACTAGCAGGCGCTGCGAGACTTCCAGATAAACTTCTGGAAGCGGAACCTAGAACCGCGAG